ATTCTTTTCAACATTTGTAGCGTTTTCTGATGTATGCTTATAGATGCCTTTTCCAGCTATTGTAATGGCCAAGAATGGTAATGCTTCAACCATACTCCAATGTATCACCATTGGCTTAATATACTTCGTTAAAAGTGTTGTATATGGTTCAGTTAAATCATCATTTACAATATCATCATTTAGTCTATTAAATAATTGTGTTCCTAAATACGTTTGTATATGTGTATCCTGTGCGATTTTAATATACTGAACAAATTTATCTACATCAATATTTCCATTTAATGCAGTAAATCTAACAATATCATCTCTCGTAACAAATAGTGCTTGTGCCATATCTTAATTTGTAAATCCCATTTTATCCCAATACTCTTGTGTAAAACCTTTTGTTGGCATATCTGCTGGTTTCATAGCAACTTCTTTTTCATTTCTAATTCTATAACCATATTTTTCAGCAGTAGCAGAACTAATAACTTTGTCTTTTGCTTTTGGATTTGTAGGGTCTATTTTAACACCTTCAAAGTTTGCATACGTTCTACGTAACCATTTATGCTCACATCTTGGGCCGCCTTTATAAAGCCAAATTGAGTAATTATCAGCACCTTTAACACCAAAACCAGCATTTACTGCTTGACTTTCCATAGCAATAATATCTTCTTTTCTATAAACTTTATCTGCTGAAATCATTTTACTACAAAATTCACGTTGTCCCGTAGCATTACCACTATAAACATATCTTGTTATGAATTGTACACCATTAATAAGTTCATCTTGTTCAGGTGATTTTGCGTTTGGTCTTGCAGTTCCTGTTGAAACAAACTCCCATAATTTAGATAATGCACTTTTGCTTTTTTTATTGTTTTCGTTTATTAAATCAATTTCAGCATCATATTCATCTTCTTTTTCATAATCAACTTCTACTTCATCAACTAAAGTCCATTCATTACCCAAAATTTCACCTTTAGAAATTAAAGCATCTGCAATATCTGAAGATAAACAAGTGTGAGAACTTAAACCAGTTTCTTCTTTTATTTGGTCAGCATTTTGTGTATTATCTAATTCAGTAAATTCTAATGGTTGAATAGTTTTAAAGTATAATTTTAAACTTATTTCATTGTAAAATAATATTTCATCTAATGCTTCTATTATTTCAAGTTGGTAAGGTTTAATTACTATGTTATCAAATAATAAAGTAGCAGTTTTAATTTCATCTGCATTGTTACCTAAACCACCATCACCATTTCTAATACCTAATAACATAGGTGATGTTACTCTATGACCAACAATTAATTTATTAAAGCATTCATTACTTAAATATTCATAGTGTGCTGGTGCATCATTTAATGGTATATCTTCAACTGTTGTTTTACTTTCTGCATTTGCATTAAAAGCTACAATTACTTTATCACCTCGTGAGCCAGTTAGTTTATTTTTAACATCTGCTTTAATTTGGTCACGCATCTCCTCTGTTGGAATTCCATTGTTGAAATTGATAACTTTAGTTCCGCTGAAGCCATTTTTTACATCGTTTATTTGATATTCAGAAATGCTTTCTTCAAGCATAGCATAATCTAATGCACCATTATAATCAACAGGTGTATAATAGTGAAATATTGGTAAATAAGGTTTAATAACCATTATTTCTATTTCATTACCATTACCAAATCCCCAAGCAGGAATTCTTTTTAATTTATCAGAAGGTCTAACTTTACTCCAATCTGGTGCATAGAAATATCCTTCTATTTCTCCTTTATCATTACATTTTTCTGCTCTTAAAGTATGTATTGGAAAATGCTCAACTTTAACTACTTTATTCTTTTGCTTTACTATTTGCATAGAAGCCATACCCATTAGTTTGCGTTCTAAACATACTTTACGCAACATATCTGGCTTAAATAAAGTTTTCATTTGTGCATATTCATTTGGCTTTCTTGATGCATCTAAAGCATCTAAACCTTTCCCATATATCATATTAGATATACCTGTAATTATAGCACCATTTGTAGTTGAATACAAGAACCTATCAATTAGAAACTGAAAGTAATTGTTATCATCACCATACTCAATATAACCTTGCTTTTTATTTTCTTGAATTTTAGGACTTGTGTAAGCACTTAAATTAACTATTGAAATATTACTCATAAACTATAAAATCATTATTTGTTTGATTTGCTACATATTGACCATCATTAATTGAAAAATCAGCAATAACTTGATTTGTGCAAAATATTTTGTCTTTATAAACTACATCCGTATTATTTAAAATAGATAATGTATAAAAATTACCTTCTATTAAATCAAATGTAGTTGTTGTGTATAGATAATAACCATCTATATAAAAATCAGATGATATAGTAGTGCTTTCATTTGTCATTTCATTTACCAAAACTATTGATGTAGCTTTATAGGTTCTTGGAATGAATTTTAATGATTGTTCTTCTACTTGTTCTTTTAGAATTATCATTTTCTTTTTATTTAAAAATAAAAGTATATTGAAATTGTTTTAAAATAAAAAAGGGACACATAAGCATCCCTTAATTAAAAAACAAAAAAACAATTATTATGAAAACTTAATCTGTAATAATTACATTAAAATTCGCAGCAGCTAAAGTGTTTAACAAGAAGTTAGCTGGAACTGGTTCCATTCCTGTAAGTGTCAAAGTGTACCCACTCAAATCACCCATAGCGGCTCCAGTGACAATAGTCCCGCCTGTTACATCCATTCCGTGTTCTAATCCACAAAAGAAGAAATTACCATTGTTATCTTCAACAATTACTTGTGGTCTACCATAAGCCAAAAGTTTAATTTGTTTGTGGTCTACTATTGATAATTTTTTCAAAGTCAATGCTAATTCTTGTTGAAAGAATGTAGTTCCATTTTCACGTGAAGATGTAATTGTTTGAGTAAAAGATGATGTACCTTTTAACTCATATCTGTATGCATTTACTGGTGCATCTGCATTGTTTTCTTCTATTGCATCTGTATTATCACCAGTTCCATAAGTAACTCCACCAAGTTCACCCCAATTAACGAAATAAACTGCTTTTAATCCACCATTGCTATCTTTACAAGGTTCTAATCTACCTAAACTAATATCACAAGCCATATTTATATATTTTAAAGTTAAAAAAAAAGGTGGTGTTTATTGCACCACCCTTAATTTGATTAATAATTAATTATTAGTTAGCAGCGTTAGTAATACCGTATGTTGTAATATCTTCAACAATACCATATTGAACAGCAGCAGTAAATCTCATTACAACTCTTACGTTTTGGTCTCCTAAAGTTTCTGAAGTATCAATTACTCGAACTTCTTGGCTATCATTTAATAAACCAGTTCCAAAGAACAAGTTAGATTTTTGAGCAGCAATAGCAACTGTTGGTGCTAAACCATTTGCAACAAATATTGGAATTCCATCAAATGATAAACTTCCATTATTATACCATTGTGTTCCCATAGCGTTTGTACCATTTGCACCTAAACCACTTGCTCCAAAACCACCCAAGGCTCTTACATATGCTCTTGCTGTTGCTTGTGAAACGTATAAATACAAATCTTCTTTTCCATAAAGTCTACTCGGGATTGCATCAACAAGTTTCCCTAATTCAGCCACAACTGTTGCAGCAGCAGTAATATTAGTTGAAGTTGCAGCAACTTCTTGAGCAGCAGGTAATCCAGCATCTAAAGTTAATAGTCTTGTAAATCCGTTAAACTCTCCAGCATTAGCAGTTACACCTGACCAAATGTTTTGTTCTGTTTTTTCAGCAACTTTAGCAGCAACGTGAGCAATTAAGAAATCAGCAAAAGAAGGTGGCAAACTATCAAATGTAGAATATCCCATTTGGATTGCTTCCCAATCACTTCTAAAATCTTTTTTACATAATTGTAAATTTACTTGGAATTCTTCTGGTTGTAAAATTTTCTCTGTTAAAGTAACAGTTGAAGTAGCATCAAAGTCACAGGTTGCATCCTTTACGATTGCATCTGTAGCAACTTTTTTCATTACTTCTTTGTACTTAATGTTTGGTTTTACTTCAATACCACCATTTTCGATAGTTGAAGCACTCAATAAAGCCGCTGATACATATTTTCCAGCAAACTCACCAGCATAGGTTGTTGTAATACTTGTTGTTGTAGCCATTTTTTATTTAATTTTTATTTTTATTATTTATTTAATTTACTCAATACTACATCAAATGTTGTAGCTTGTCTTTTTTTAGAAAATACATTCATTTTAACTTCTGATGTAGCTTCTGGATTGTGTGATAAAACTTCAATCTTATCATTTGATAATTCTACTGCTTCTACTACTTCAGTTTTTGATAATTTTAATTCAGCAATTTCTGCTCTTAATTTTTCAATTTCAGAAAAGAACATTTCTTTAGTAACACTTTCAACTACTCTTTTTGGTGTAGCTGCTTCAGTTGCCATTTCTTCTTCTTTTTTAGTAGTTTCTACTTCTACTTCAACTTCAGGTGCTTCTTCTTCTGGCATTTCAATAGATGCAATAATACCTTCTACTTCTACTTTTAATACATTACCATCTTCAAGTAAGTATTCACCAACTGGCATTGGTACTTTTTCTTCACCATTAACAATAAAGATTGCCATTTCTGGTTCAAATGCTTCTGCTTCAATAACAGTAACACCATCCATTAGTTTCATTTGAGCAAGTTTTACTTCCATACCCAAAAGTTCTTTAATTTGATTTACTACGTTCATATTTACTTTTTTATTTATTTTATAATATAATCAGAGCCATTTTTCAATTCATTTCTATATTTAGATAATGTTTCACCAGCTGCAATTAATTTTTGTATTTCTGGACTATCACCTAAACCTAATGCTTTAGCTGCTGCAATAGTATCTTTTCCTTTTATTACAACGTCAAAATATGGTCCATTACCAAAGTTATCTACTTTATCTGCAACAGATTTAGCCATTGTTCTTAATTCATTAATTGCAATTTTTGCAGCTAATGCTTGTTTTTTACCATCTTCTGCTTTTAAAAGCAAAGAACTTACTGTTTCAGCTAATTCAACTCTATGTGAAGCCAATTCTACTTTGTCAAATAACTTATTTCCAATTTTTTTAACCTCTGGGTTCATCTATTTTTTATTTAAAAATTAATACTATTTATATTTGTTATAAATTGTTTATCCGTTTTCTCTAACTATTGTTCTAACTCCATCAACAACTGTTATAGTTGAAGTACTTTGTGAAACTGTTGAACCAATACCTTGATTGATTAATTCACCTTTGCAACATTCTGATGAATATGTACTATCATCACATAAACAACCTCTTTTTGCGTCCTTTGGACTTGTGTACTTGTTTTTTCCCATTTTAAATATTTTAAACATTAATTAATATTTGTTTTATTTTTTCAATCAATTCTAAATCTTTGCTTTCTTGTAAATTTAATTCTGCTTTTTCAGAAAAATATCCTTCAATAGAATATCCTTGATATAAACCATTTTTTACATCTGCCCAAACTTCTTCATTGTCTATTCTTTGAACTACAACCCAAGCACCTTCAACTGCATTTAAATTGTATATTGCAGACTTATCACGTTTAATATCTTCAACTATCCAACTTTCTATTGTATAAACACCATCAGTTTTTTTGTCGTGTTCTAATGTTGAATTATGTATTTTAAGTTTCTTTAAATATAATTCAGATGCTTTACGTACTGTTTCTTTTGAGAAACGAATGTTATATTCATAATCACCATTTCTTCTGTAAATATCTTTTTCTGGAATTAAAGCTAAACCTATAACTATTCTTTTATCTTCATCAATAGTTTTTAGTTCTACTTTGTGTTCATTTAATGCAACCCAATTTTCTTCAATAGCTGGAAATTTAACTAAACTAATGGCATCAATTCCATCTTGAATATTTTGTTCGTCTATATCTAAATAAATAGTTTCTAACTTTT